ACAAAACCCGTATGGCTCGGCCAGTATGGGCAGACGTTTGCGGTGCTGGAAATCAATGCAAGCGCGGACGGAACGGCTGATGTAAAATTGCTAAAATTATAGGAGGATAAACAATGGCAGCAAATAAATACAGCGAAACGCAGGAAATTATCGACATTCAGGTAAAATATAAGGATGCCGTGGTCGGTATTGCTAACATCAAAAAGGAAATCGAAAAACTTGAAGAAAAAAATAAAAAACTGAAGTATGCGTTCGATACAGCGTTTGGTGACGAAGCGCGTCAGCAAGTCGCCGCCAACGAACTTGCGATTCGTCAGTATAAGGAGGAAATGCGGGCACTACAAAAGGAGACGCAGAACGAAATTCGCCAGCAGGAACAGAAGACGGGCAGTCTGAAAGCGATGCGTGCGGAACTCTCAAACCTTGTTAAGCGATACGACGAATTAAGTGCGGCACAGCGTGAAGCGGATTCGCAGGACGAAACGAACGGACTGGCGGCACAAATACGCAAGTTATCGCAGGATATTAAGGATGCGGAGGCGAGCACGAATAGGTTTTACCGTAACGTGGGTAACTACGAGGGCGCAACGAAATCCTTAAAGCAGGAACTCAAGGAACTTGTCGCACAACTTGCCGAAATGAAACTGAACGGGCAGGATAACGGCGAGGAGTACGAGAAACTAACCAAGCGGGCTGGCGAACTGAAAGATGCGATGGGCGATGCCACGGCGCAGGTGCAGCGCATGGCAAGCGACACGGCAGACCTTGACACGGTACTCTCCGCCATGACCACGGGCGGCGGCGTCTTTGAGGTTGTCACGGGCTCGCTTGAACTAATGGGCATAGCGACTGATGGCGTAGAGGAAGCGCAAAGGAAATTGCAGGCAACGATGGCCGTCGTGCAGGGATTGACCGCCGTGCAGAACAACTTGCAAAAGGAATCGGCGTTAATGCTGGGCGTGAGTGCCTTGCAGACGTGGGCACTGCAAAAGGCAGAGGCGGCAGAACTGGCTACAAAGACGAGCGGCACGGCGGCAACCGTTGCGGCAACCGTGGCTCAACGTGCCTTTAACCTTGTGGCCAAGGCGAATCCTTACGTCTTGCTGGCCACAGCACTTGTCAGCGTCGTTGGTGCGCTTGCCCTCTTTTCAAAGGGAAGCAAGGAAGCCGAGAGGAAGCAGCGCGAACTCAATGCGGAAATGGCTAACACGAACAGCCAGATTGAACGTATCAAAAACGAAAGCGACTTTAACATCGAAATCGCCAAGGCAGCGGGGGCAAGTGAAAAGGCCATCCGCAAGATGCGACTGGAGGCGGCGCGTGCAGCAGAGGCATTGGCATGGCTCAATCTTCAAAGAGCAAGTGACGAGGGCACAAAAGAGCAGGCGGATGCAGCCCGTGAAGAATGGGAAAAAGCCAATAAGACAATAAATGACATTATTAGCGAGGGCGTTATTGCCGATATAAAGGCACGCACCGAGGCAAGAAAAAAACGCACCGAAGCAATCAAGCAGGACGGCGAGAGCGCAGCCGAGGCACGCAAGCAGGCGGCAGAGAGGGAACGCGAGGCGATACGTGCTGCCGAGGATGCTACCATACAAATCATCGTCAACAACGTCGCGCGGCAACGTGCCCAAATCAATGCCCAGTACCAACGCACGATTGAAGACCTGCAACGACAACTCTCTGACAAAGGGCTGACGGAAAAGACACGAAAGGCTATCCAGTCGCAAATCTCATCACAGAAAGAACTTTGGAAAAAGGCACTCGCCGACCTGAATGCCGAGGTTATCCGTTCGCAGATTGAGAACGAGCAGCAGCGCATCCAGTATCTTCTGCAGGCCGTGGGCGACGACTACCTCAAACGTCGTGAATTGCAACTCGCTCAACTTGCTAACGAGCAGAAGTTGGAGGAGGAGAAGATAACGCAGGAAATCCAAGACGAGCAGATGCGGGAAGACACGCTCATGGCGATGCGTATCGCCTACAACGCAAAACGTCTTGCCGTTGAGCAGGAGTTCGACAAAGCAATCCAAGATGAGAAAGCGAAACGCATTCAGCAGGAATTTCAGACACAGATTGATGCGGCGGGAGACAATGAACTGGAAACGTTACGCCTGCAAATGGAGGAACGGCTTGCGTTACTGAATGCCATGCAGCAACGTGAGGGCGAAAGCATTGAGGCGTTCAACCAACGGAAACTTGAAGCCGAACGTTCCTACCAGCAGGCGAAGAAAACCTACGCGGAAAAGGAGGTCGCGCTTGAAAATGCAAAGGTAAAGGCAATCGGCTCTGCCGTGGGTGCTTTGTCTGACCTCATGGAAGAAGCGGGCGAAAAGAATAAGTCAATGGCGATGGCGGCTAAAGTTCTCGCTCTTGCCGAGATTGCTATTAATCAGGGCGTGGCCATTGCCGAGGGCATTAAGCAGGCGCAAAGTGTTCCGTACCCTGCAAACATTGCGGCCATTGCTTCGACGATAGCAACTATTCTGACGGGCGTCACGCAGGCAATCAAGACCGTTAAATCCGCAAAGTTCGCTACGGGTGGATATGTGGAGGGCGCAGGAACGGGAACAAGTGATTCCATTCCCGCCCGCCTTTCCAACGGCGAGAGCGTAATGACGGCAGGGGCTACGACATTGTTCTCCCCGTTGCTCTCTGCCCTCAATCAACTGGGCGGCGGTATCCCTATCATTGCCACGAATCCGCAACAGCAGATGGGCGAGGATATGCTGGCGGCAGCCGTGGCAAAGGGCATGGCGATGGCTCCGCGCCCTGTGGTGTCGGTGCAGGACATCTACGATGGGCAACGCCGTGTAGAAGTTATTGATAACATTGCGAGTGTATGACACAATACGAACTTATCAAGACGACGGAAAGCATTTGCAGGTCGTTGGCGGATAATAACGTCAACCCTTGCGACGTGAAGTATCTGGAAGTGTACGAGCAACTGGAAAGGATGGAGCGCGAGGGGCACAAAAAGACGTTTATCGTCGCTTACCTTTGCAGCCAGTACGAAATGAATGAGGCGACGCTGTATCGCGTGGCAAATAGGATGAGGAAGCAGGTACAGCCGTTTTAAACGCGTCTGACGGGCGTTTGTTTGGCGAGGTAATAACTTACCCACAAGCCGAATGAACGCCCGTTGTGCGTAAAATTCGGGGAAAATAAGGTTTTTACGGGAAATTTGCAGGATTTCTGCAAAATGAATAGTTAAAACTGAATAAATGCGGACATTCAGACACAAAAACTGAACGAATTTTTGGAAGATTCCCCGTATTTTTCGGGGCAAAGTGTTAAAAAATATTAATAAAACGCATTTTTTCGTTTGAATGTTTGTTTTATAAACATTTTTATTGTAATTTTGCAACGTGAACAATAACAAACAACATTTATAAACCCTTTAAACAACAAAAATTATGGCAACGAAAAGAAATTTCAAGAAAGAGTTTACAACGATTGCAAAGAACATTAAAGATTCATTGCAGAGTTATAACGAGATTGACGAAGTTCAGTACAAGGTAAGGACGGCGCGTGAATGGGATGCCTGCAAAGCAAATAAAAGGGCGGTATTTAACACAATGCTTGAGGATGTGCAAGAAATACTCGAAATTCTCAACCTCGTGGCCTGCGATAGCGATGCAATCAATATTAAGGAATGGTATAGGCTTAAATTGGAACAAGTAAACTATTAAACACCCCACAGGGGAGGGGCAACCCTCCCCACCATAAACCGAATTATCAACCCTTTAAACATCAGAACATTATGAAGACAAAAGCAGAACAACTCGTTGAGGTTGCAAAATGGATTAAAAAACAAAACAATGACTTCGCAAAGAATTTCAAGACAATGCGGAGTATTATCAAGTTCTATTTGCAGTTGCCAGAATGCTACGACAAGACAAAAAGCGTGGTGGCATTCATCAACAAGAACTTGAACAAGGACAAGAAGAAATGGGATAGTTACATTGCACACTGCAAAGCGGAACAACTCTCGGTACTGGCGAACACGCTTTTTGAATGCCGTTATTTTGAAAACGCGCCTTATAAATGGACTACAAAATTGTGGCTTCGTCATTACAAATACAGGAACGGCAACGATTGCCTTGATGTTGTTTGCACCTCCCAAGATAGGTGCAGTATATACAACGATTTCAAGCCGCAAACGATGGGCGATTGTTACATCACTATCAAAACCCTCGGCGACGCAAAAAGAGCAGCCGACAAACTCCTTGCAGACGAATTGAGGCTTAAAGGAAAAGACCTCGAAGTTATTTACGATGACAAACTCAAAGAAGCCATTAAGCAAAGCAACCCGACTGATGAAAAGTTAACGGAAAGCATTGACGTTGTATTGTAAACAAGTTCTACTATGTGCAGATTCAGATTTACCAACACGACCACGGGGCGGGCGGCAGAGGTTGCCGTTGCGAACGTTTCCAGAAAGTTCCGCCGTGAGTACAACGCTGGGGAAATGCCCGTGAGCCAGTTTGCGTTCTACCTTGACGGCAAGAGTGACGAGGCACACCGAAAACTCCACGCGCTGGGAATTAAAGACTACACCGAACTTGCGATTACCGAGATAGTTGAGTAATCAGCAGGAACAACACCGAAAAGGAGAGGGCACGACACCCTCTCTTTTTTGTTTGTGACGGGCGAAAATGCCAGCGCCCTAATAACTACCCACTAAACAAACAAAAACCCGTCAGACGTAAAATAAACGGCATTACTCGCAACGTTTGCGAGTTGAAATGCTTATGAGAAAAACACAAATTCGGAATTTCCGAATTATCTTTGCGGTGTAAATCTGAAAATCATGGCAACTTTAAAGATATATTCAGACATCGAACGCGAGCAGGAGAAAGCCGTTGCACGCTTTTGTGGCGACGTGGAGGGTGTGTCGTTTTCCGACATTGACGCCTTTTGCCAGTCCATTCCCGAAGACGACAACGAGATTGACATTCGCCTGCATTGTGACGGCGGCAGCGTCACCGAGGGTTGGGCAATCTACGACCGCCTGCGTGCTACGGGTAAAGAGATTACCGCCACGGCGGAGGGCAACTGCGCAAGCATGGCAACGATTGTTTTGATGGCCGCGCCAAAGGAACGACGCCGTGCCTACGAAAACGCGCACCTCTGCATTCATAATCCGTGGATGTGTGGTTACGCGTTGGGCGACGTGGTGACGGCAGACGATTTGCAGAAAGCCGCCAACGACTTGCGAAGCGAGCAGGAGAGAATGGTCAACTTATACGTTGAACGTTGCGGATGCAGCCGCGAGGAAGTGCAGGCACTCATGGATGAAGACAAGTTTATCGACCCCGCCCGCGCAATGGAACTCGGACTCATCGGCGAGATTGTGCCGCCTATGAGCGCAAGCAAGACACCCAAATTCAATCAACATATTATGCAGAAAGACGAAAAAGAAGTGCGTGTCAAGGCAAGTGTCCTCGACCGCATCCTTGCAAAACTCGGCTTGAAGTCGCTGGAAGATTTCAAGGACGATGAAGTGCAGGGTATGGATTTGAACACCGCCGACGGCAACACTATCCGCATCGAAAGAGAGGACGGCGAGCCGCAGGTCGGTGACGTTGCCTCGCCCGACGGCGAGTGGCTGATGCCCGATGGCTCGACCATTGTGGTGCAGGATGGTGTCATCGCAGAGATTCGCCCCAAAGAAGACGCTCCCGAGGACGAAGCCCGCGATGAAGAGGGAGGAGACCCCGACACCACCGAGGAACTTGACGACCGCGACGAAGAGGAGCAGCGTCTGCGCGACCGTATTGCAGAACTGGAAAAGGAGAACGAGGAACTGCGTCAGCGTTTGGAGGAGGCCACGGCCAACGCCAAGACCACCGACGACCTCCGCATCCTGAATCTTGTCAAGATGGCAGGCGGCGAGAAAGCCCTTGCGCAAATCAAGACGAATTACAAGCCTGCTGGACGTGAGCCAGACGGCAAGATGGCCGAGAAGCGTGCCACGGCGCAGGCAATGACGGCTGATGACATCATCGCAGCCGCCGACAATGCAAAGAAAAAGAAGTAAATCAAAGGAGAAAAAAGAAATGGCAAAGTATTTTCAGAACATCCCCTTGCAGCCCGAAAACCTCGATTCGCTTCGGGATGCAATCATCAAGAAAGTGTTGGACGACGAGAACCTGCGTCGCGTCGTAACCATTAAGCGTGTCAAGACTGGTGAGCCTCTCGCCATTATCGGCGAGATGGATGCCGTCGGCCACGCTGGTGCAGGCTGTAACCCCACCTACGAGGAAATCGGCATCGGTAACTCCGTGCAGCGTTGGGCACTCGGCGCGTGGGAAATCGCCCTCAAAATCTGCTACGAGAATCTCGAAGACACCATTGCCGAGTATTCGCTGCGCACTGGTACGGCTATCGGCGACCTGACGGGCACGGACTTCATGGCCGTATTCCTCGAACTGCTGGAGACGCAGATGCGCCGAATGCTGTGGCGTCTTGTATGGTTTGGCGACACCACCGCACAGAACATCACCGACGGCGGCGTTATCACCAACGGCGTTGACGTTACTCTGATGACCGCCAACGACGGCCTCTGGAAGCGTCTTTTCGCTATCGCAACCGCCGACGCAACCAAGCGCACGGCAATCTCTGCCAACACCGCTGCATCGTATGCCGCACAGAAGTCGGCAATGATGGCAGCAGGCTACGCCACCACCCTTGTTGACAATATCCTGCTGGAGGCTTCGGGTCGTGTGAACGCCAACGGCGCTGCCACGCTGTTTATGAACAAGAAGTTCGCCGACTACCTCGCCCACGACATCAAGGTGACGTACAAGGACATCCTGCCGTTTGAGCGTATCTTCGACGGCGTGTACCTCGCCCGTTACGGCGGCGTGGAGGTTGTAGCCCTCGAAACGTGGGACTACATGATTGACACCTACGAGAACACGGGTGCAAAGTGGAATCTCCCGTTCCGTGCCGTGCTCGCCAACCCGAACAACCTGCTTGTCGGCGTTGACAAGGAGAACCCCGTGGACGACATCGACATCATCTTCGACCGCGTGAACCGCATGAACCACGTCTATGCGACTGGCAAACTTGACACGATGGTAGCCCAGCCCGACCTCGTTCACGTTGCGTACTAACGTACTCTTCTAAGATAATCTCCCAGAGCCTGCTTGCTTAACGGCGGGCAGGCTCACTTTTTTAAAAGAAAACCAAAACGAAGGAAAAATAAAATGGCAAATCTTTGTAACAGCATCATCGCAAGTGCTATCGAAGCCGACTGCGAGAATATGTCGATTCGCGGAATGGAGCCAGACGGACTGATTATGAATCGCGCCGACATTGACTTCGCAGCCACGGTCTTTGATGCCAACAACCCGAACATTATCAAGACACTCGTCTTGAAAACTGGCAAGAAAGCGTACGACGTCGCCCAGTTGGGTAACACCCCGTTCACGGGTCTGACTTCCACCCTCAACGTCGGCACATACCGCAATACGTGGACGACCGACATTCCCATTGCCGTGCTCGCCAACGACGCGGACGTGGCCAAGAACATCATTGACCCGCTGTCGAACGGCGAGTTTGTGCTGATTCTCAAGAACAAGAACAAGGGTACGAGCGGCAACGGCGAGTATCAGGTCTTCGGCTACGCGCAGGGATGCCGTGCCAGCGAGGGCACGCGCGACGTGTACTCCGAGGACACCGAGGGCGGCTGGCTGATTACCTTGCAGGAGGCAAACCACCCGAAGTCGGCAATCTTCTACTTTAACACCGACAGCGCAACCACCGCCACGCAGTACGAAGCACTCAAGAGCGCATGACGTACCAAGAGGCGACCGAACTTGCAGAGGGATTGAGAGAGAGGTTTCACGCCTCTTTCTCGGCCTCTGACAAGGAAACGATAAAACGGCTGTATGCCGCCGTGCTGGGCAAGGAACTACGCGTCACGTCTTGCCAAAGGTGCTACCACGACGCGGTAATCGAAATAACGCTTAAACTCCGAAAAACGAAAACGATGGCACAAGAAATGAATTATAGGTTAAAGGCTGGGGCAATCATTATGTGTCCCGACTTCCACAACGGCCAGATTTACACAAACGACAATCTCACGGATGAGGTTGCGGAGGAATATCTCGGAAAATTCCCCGCGCAGGCCAACATGTTTTCAAAAATCCCCGAAAAGCCAGTTTTAAACGCCTCTGACGGCGCGAAAACCGACGGCGTGGGTAATTTACCACAAGACAAGAAAAAGCCCGCCAAAACGAAAAAAGCGAAGAAATAACTATGAACGTGCAGAAAGCAAGGAAACCACAAGAGCGTGTCGAAGTGGACTACTCGTCGAAGTTCGGCATAAAGACGTACGGCACGGATAACTTATACCCGCAGAACCTCAAGAAGATTGTGCAGGCATCGGGCACGGCGACGCTGTGCCTTAATCGTTACGCAAAATTTATTGAGGGCTACGGCTTCGAGGGAGAGCTGCGGACGTTGGTTGTCAACGATGACGGCGCGACGGCAGACGACATCCTGCATGACGTTGCGGGTGATGTTGCCGAGTTCGGCGGTTTCGCTCTGCACGTTAACTACAACCTGCTGGGAGAAGTAACGAGCATCCATCACATTCCGTTTGAACATTGCCGCCTTGAAGAAGAAGACGATGCGGAATACGTTGCCCACATCAAGGTAACGAAGTGGTGGAACGGAAAGCGCAAGAGCGGCAGGACAACCGCCGTGCAGGAGGATGACGTGGAATCGTTCCCCGTTTTCAATCCCGACCCGAAAGTAGTGCTGTCGCAGATTGCGGCCGTCGGCGGTATTGACAACTACCACGGGCAGGTGTTGTGGGCGTCGGTGGATGGAGTGGGCACGTACCCTACGCCTATCTACGACGCGGCCATCACGGAAATCTCCACCGACGAGGGGCTTGGCAACGTCAAATACCGCTCCGTGCGCTCGAACTTCCTTGTGGCTTGCATGCTTGTCACTAAAAAGGGATTGCCGTACACCGATGAGCGCGGGCGGCAGATTGAGCGAAGCATGATTGACGGCGACGACCTCAAGGAGTTTCAAGGCGACGAGAACACGTCGAAGATTATGCTCGTTGAGCTGGAAGACGACGAGGAAGAGCCGAAAATCGTGGAGTTCCCCGTTAAGAACTTCGACAAGGAGTTTGAGGTGACGGATAAATCGGTCGTGGAACGTATCTACGCCCAGTTCCACCAAGAATTATTCTACGCCATCCGCATGGGTAAACTCGGCTTTTCGGGCGACGTGATGCGTGACGCCTACGAATACTATGCTGGAGAGGTGACTAACGAACAGCGATTCATCGAACGCGCGTTTGCCCGCGTGCTGAAATCGTGGCACGAGGATGATGTGCGTATTATGACGGTCGGCATCCTGCCGATGCGTTACGGCAATGCAGAGGAGGACAATGTATGATAAACGAACACAGGCATTTGATTACCGTCGGGCAATGCCTTGCGCTGGCACGGCCTACGTCGGTGCATCTTGACGAGGATGAGGTGCAGGCATACATCACCGAGTGCGAGGATATGCACATCATTCCCGCCATCGGTTTTGCCAACTTTCAGACGGCGGTAAATTCCGAGACTTTCGACAAGACGTTTGACGATACGTTTTCCGCATCCATTTGGCTGGACGGCGGGGCCTTCGTCAACAACGGCTGCGAGTGCGACGGGCGCACGGAGTGGTGTGCAGGCTTGCGCAAAACGCTGGCGTACTATGTATATGCCAAGATGTTGAGAGCCGACGGCACTATCGTGGCCCGTGCAGGAGCAATGCGTCATAACGACCAGTATGCGAGCCACGTTGACCCAAACCGCAAGCAGTATGATGACGTGATGAACATCGCCGACCGCTATCTCGCAGGATGCTTGCAGTACGCCAAAATCCACTCCGTAGAGTGTAATGCAGTAAAACCAATCAAGGGCACTCGTGCCCGAATTAAAGCGATAGGATAAGAAGAAATGCCAACTATTAACGACCTACGGCAACAAGCCGCAACTATCAAGAACGCCACACAAGTCGGCGAGAATACCGCTAACCGCGTAGGCGGCACGTTTGAAACCGTGGCCGACCTGCTGGAGCAGGCTGGAGGCGGCGGGCAGGGAATCCCGTCGGTTGACCTTTCGCAGTTGAACGCTCTGCGGACGCCTGCCGACCAGACGGATGCAAACCCGACCGTGTACAACGTCACGACAATGCACACTTTGAGCGGAACGACTATAAAGGTCGGTACGCTGTTTGTCTTTTCTGACGGTGCGCGTGTAGTGGTGACGCAGGTACTTGTGTCGAACTATCAAGTGGACGGCGGCGGGAATATTTCAAGCCCGAACACCTCGCAGATTACCATTTACTATCGCATGTTCAACATCGTGCAGGAGACGTGGAGCACATGGACGCTGTATGCAGGTGGCAGCGGTGGCGGAACGATTGACCCCTATCCCGTAAGCGGCAGCGATAACGCGGTAGCAAGCAACGGCGTCTTTGAACGCCTGCAGGATGTTGCGCCAAAGGTGGATATTTCTGCCATTGACGACATCGACGAATATTCGGACATGCTGGCAACGAAATCGCCTTACTACATCGTGACAAAGACGGCTTCAAATAACGTGTTCCGTATCGGCACGTTGATGGAGTTCGCCAATCAAGGGCGATACATTCTTTACCAAATACTCGCAACCGACTACGTTCTGAATGAAGACGGAACGCTTGACACCATATTGAGCCAGAACGGTGATTTGAAACTTATTTGGCGAATGAAGCAATTTTCGAGCAACCCACCCGAAGGTGTCGTGATTGGCGAATGGTCGAAATGGTCGTATTTGAGCGGAGGAGGTGGCGGCGAGGTGGATGCCTACACCAAAACCGAAACGGACGACCTGCTTGCGCAGAAGCAGGACATTCTCACATTCGACAACGTGCCGACAGCCAATTCAAACAACCCAGTAAAGTCTGGCGGCGTTAAAACCGAATTGGATGGAAAGGTCGGCAAGACTGGCAACGAAACGATTGCAGGAAACAAGACGTTTACTGGCTCAATCATTTTAAATGACTTAGCGCAGTTACAAGAGGGAAACCGCGAACTGCAAGACGTGTTGGATGAAATATACCAGCGTGTTCTTACGTTCGATAATGCCCCGACGGACGGAAGCGACAACCCCGTAAAGTCGGGAGGCATTTACGACTACCTCATCGACCTGCTGTCGGCATACATTCCTGCGACGCAATTTGCAACGATTAATGGCAGTTCCATTACGCAGGGAGGAAACATTCAAATCGTAGTTCCGCAAGGTGCAATCACGATTGATGCCGCCCCAACGTCTGGAAGTCAGAACGCCGTTTCGTCGGGTGGTGTCTACGATGCTATTGAGGGCGGTTTCTATTATTAAAATGAGTGTTATTAGTTTGTGGTCTACTAAAAAATAGAATAACTATGTTACAAGAACAAAAAGAAAAATCCCATGACGAGGCTATATTAGAAAAGCAGAAACCCGCTTGGA